ATCAAGTCAACGGGTACAGCAAAGTCGTATACAATCTCATTCAACAACTTGAAAAGAACCCATGGATTGACATTGTTCATTTCGGAACCCAGAAAATGCTCAATGCCGAACTCGGTCGCGCCTACCCCTCACGTGTCAAAGTCATCGATGGTACCGCACTCGACAAGGAGAAAACACCTGGTTTCGCCCTTGCCGAACTAGCTGGTTCCATCCAATCCGAAAAGCCCGATGTCGTATTCATTTACAATGATCTCTCCGTCATTTGTGCCTACATTGAGAACATTCGCAAATCGATTGAGCGCCGTACCTTTAAGATTTGGGCCTACGTCGACATTTGCTATGCTTCTCCGTCTTCTGCCATGATTGACATTCTGAATCGCGACGTTGAGCGTATTTTTACCTTTACCAAGGCATGGAAGGAAGCCATCAAGTCCCAGGGAATCACTCGTCCTGTTGATGTTCTCCCTCATGCGGTAGATCCTACCATGTTTCGCACTCTTCCTAAGGATCTCGCTCGTCAGCAACTCGGTCTCCCCAAAGACGTCTTCTTGTTCACCTCTCTTAACAAGAATATCCCGCGAAAGCGTCTCGATTTATGGGTGATTTCCTTTGTAAAGCTGATTTCTCGTTTCCCAACCAAGCCCATTTTTGGGCTCATTGTAGCAGATAAGGGCGAGAGCGGCGGATTCTCTCTCTTCGAGATCTTTGCCCGTGAAATCAAGCTTCACGGCGGTTCCGTCGATATGTTTGGCAATCGTCTTATGATTACTTCCAAGGATACCTGCTACCGCGACGAGGACATCAATATGCTGTATAATTGCGGCGATGTCAATCTGTCGTGTGCCGAGGGCGAGGGATTCGGTCTTTGCTCCTTTGAGTCCATGGCGGTCGGTGTCCCACAGATTGTTCCTGAAAACAATGGTCATACCGAATATTGTCATGCGAATAATTCTCTGATCATCAAGCCGTCGGCGCGTCTCTACGTTCCTCAGGCCCATCATTCCGTAACGGGAGAGGCCCTGTTGGTCGATCCTGAAGCCGTATCCAAAGCCATGGAGCGATATGTATTCGATGAAGATTTGCGCAAGCTTCATTCCAAGCTGGGAAAAGAGAAGGCAGGCGAGTATACCTGGGCAAAATCAGCAGGAGTTCTTGTAAAACGTCTCAAAACCCTTCAGGAGGATGAAGAATAAACCGGAAGATATCGTCGATGGCTCAATCCCATAATCCACCCTGCTACGCCGCCAGGTGGTGTATCTTTCCATCGTCGAAATCCCCACTTGTGGTACATTTTAATTGCCGATACATTAATCAGATCCACCAGCAACCAGCAGGTAAATTGCGGCGAAGTGCTCTGTAATGCCGACAGTGTTTCTTTGAGTAACCGTGTTCCTAGTCCACGTCCCTGATAATGAGGGGAAATCCCAAGAAATGCTAATTCGTATCCATGTGGAATACGATCCATAAATTCGTAATATACGTTAGTCGGAATGGAACAGACTAATGTAAATCCTATAACTTTGTTGTTATCCACTGCTACATAGGATAGCGACGGGATATAATGTAATAAGGCCTTTTGGAGGAGAGGAATCTCATCTTCTTCTCGAAAGAGGATCTTGCCTAATTCAACGATTTGTTCTTTATCACGTTTGCGTACATGTCGAAACTGCGTCATTTCATTACCATATACCCTAGCGTGATATTAAAAAATTGAAAATAAAAACATGCCTCGAAATGACTCGCCATGGTATTTCGCGTAAAGGAACGCATTCTCCACTTTATTTATCAACATTTATCGGATGTACCTGACTTTGTTGTTGCCATATCGGATGTGTACGAGGGTCCTATTAAAGGGCGTGTCGGATTCAATTTCCCCATGACAGTTGTAAAACAAGTCGACCCTAAATCGATCTTGCTATCCTATCAAGCAGACTACTTTATTGGATATCAAGAGCGAGATCTTTCCACCAAACTCCATGAATTACAACATGCGAAATATTATATGGATGCTGGTTTTCAGCGTGAAGTGAACGCATTATGGGACTCTTTCTCTCCTGTATTTCAGAAACGCGTACATCAACAACTTCTCAAGATGAACTATCCGAACCATTCTGCGATTTTACTCGATGAATTCCAAGCATACTACTTTACGGAAAAACCTAACTTCTTCGGGCGCGCAAAATAGACCCCACATAAACTTCTTGGGGTATCATAGAATGGGGAAGGTAGAATATGCTCTTCTCTTCCTTGGCGTGATGCTATTATTTTTAGTACTCTATCGCTACTTCTATACCGTATGCGGAGCAGAGGGATTTGCGACGGATCCTAATGCGTTTAAGAGTGAATCCGCCTATACCAATCAAGTTACTACCGTTACCAAAAAATATAGCCCTACTGCCACCTCCAAACGCCCCATTCGTGATTTACTGTCCCAGAATGTTATGCCCGATTCTCAACAGAACTTTGTAAACTTCTATGCTCTTGCGTCACGCTTTACGGGTTACATCGGTCCCATGAACAACGGTTATTTTGATCCCGATGTTGCGGTCCAAATGGCTGTTAACGCAGGCTGTCGTGTCTTCGTACTTGACATTGACTACTTAGACGATTGTACCACGGGCGCAGCAGCCGCGTACTTCCCCCAATTGGTCGTACGTGATGCGCAAGGAAAACTGATTGTTCGTTATACCTCGAATCTTCCAATGTGTAACGACAGTTCCCATTCTACCTTACAAACCGTTTGCGATAAAATTAATCTGTATGCGTTTGCGGATTCTTGTCAGCAATCTCTCGATCCGGTTGTGATTGTCCTCTACTTTCATCGTCAACCACCAGGTTCCTACAAGTCGAAACTTGTTCTAGATTATTACTCCAATGTGGCCAAAGCACTCACTCCCTTCCAGAATCGATTTTTGACCAATGAATTGGATGGAGGGACGTTTTACCGCCAAAAGCAAGAAGGACGTCTCCTCATCAATCCGATTACCGATTACAGCGGCAAGGTTCTTATTTTTAGTAACGCGAACACGAGCGGATTCCGTGAAGTCCCTTACGAACCTGCGGAGGATTTGGACTTTATCACCAATCTTCGCCTCTCCTATACCCAAACGAAACTCGGCGTCACTGATAATGAATCCGGTACCATGTACGGTGTATTACAAACTGCCGAGGATTTCACGACCATTCCACCTGATCGTGTCGATACCGTCGTGGAGCAAACCAAGTTGTGTTGGTCCATCGCGCTGTCGCGCGATCCCACTCGCCCCGTTTCCCAGGCAATCTATCAACAAATTACTGGTAAAACGGGTGTACACTGTGTTCCTGCTTTATTGTTTGATCCTTCTGCGAACGATTATTTATTTACCGATAAGACGTTTAAGACCTACGGATTCATTCCTAAACCCGAGGGACTTCGCTACATCAAACCGCCTGTCGTCACTCCTGCCCAGCCCAATCCCTCTACTGATGCGAAGGGAGGCATGTTACGCGCGCCTACAATATAAAATTGAAATCAAACCATAAAAAGTAGAAATGTCGACTCAGAGCACAATGACTTCCATCCAATTTGATGCCATTGAACTTCTTACTCACCATCGTCTTACGCCCGATATGCTTCTTCTTCAACTTGAAACCCAATCGGTCATTGCCTTACAGGATAAATACAAATCCATATGGACCTTTGTCAAGCGTAAACATTCTCGTCGCTTCTTGATGGCCAAAACCGAATATATGGATAAGTTTGAAGAAATCTATTGTACTTCGCACTAAATTACATTTGTTCCTTATTTTTACTCATGTGGAAATGTTATGATTTACATGTGATTCTATAGTAGATGGAATCGGAGATCGATCATCTTCCCTCCCATATGTTCGATAAAGAACACATGAAAAGTCAATTGGAAATTATCAAGAAAGCTTCCGATATGGCACAAGATAAGATCGATTACTTCTCCGCACATGACGATGATACGTTACTGGCGATCGGCGTTGTAGAAAACTTTTTACGGAAGAAACATCGTATCTGTTATGGCGGTCAGGCCATCAATGCGTACTTGCCTGCTCAGCATAAGTTCTATGATCCTGAATATTCCATTCCTGATTATGATTTTTTTACCCCCAGTCAACACCAAGATTTGAAATTGATCGCCGAAGACTTATATAAAGCCGGCTTTTCCGAGATTTCCGCGCGGGAAGGAATGCATGAAGGCACGATCAAAATCTATGTCAACTTTATCCCTGTTGCGGATATCACGGCAATTGATCCACGCATCTATCGAATCTTGTCCAAACGTGAATCACGAATCGATGGCATCTCCTACATTGATCCAAACTCTCTTCGTATGTTAATGTATTTGGAACTCAGTCGACCACGTGGTGAAGTCCGACGCTGGGAGAAAGTGTTTGAACGTCTGATGCTCTTCAATGAGTTTGTACCCGTCCCCTCCTGTCGCACATTTTCGAACAAACGCTTGTCCAAATCGACACTTACCTTGCCACAGGCACAGTTCGTATTTCGCTATGTTATTCAACAGCGTCGTATGATTGCGGGTGCCGATCTCGTACCCTTTTATGGTCACGCTATCAAAAAGCGGGCCAGTAAAATGGATTGGATCCTTGGCAGTACCAAACCCATTCTCTTCTTTTCCCCTGAACCCGTTCATGATGCGGCAGAACTCGTTGCCCAACTTGGCGCATTATCCAAGAAGAAGATTCAGACCAAAATATACCGAAATCAAGGACTTGATCTCATTCCCTCCATTCACGTTCTTCACCAGAATCACGCCCCTCTTGTCTTTATCATTGAACAATCCGCATGTCATTCCTACATCAATCTTCCCATTAAAGATGGGATGGGTGATGGATTGATTCATAATGTACTTCGTGTTGCGTCCATGGATACGCTCATTACACTGTATTTTACTCTCGGATTTGTTCAGTCGACCTATTTTGATCGAGGCGCGATGGATTGTTTGGCCAATCAGCTTGTGACCTTGTCTGTTCAAGCACGGCGTAAACCTGAACAGTTTATTTTTCCGTTCGTTTCGATTCGATGTGTCGGTCATCAACAGGGGATTGCTTCCTTAATTCGAGAGAAACTTTCTCGTATGACCGTTAAGAAGAAATCCAAAATCAAGGATATTTTACAAGCGGCCGAAATGAAATATCAGAAAACATTTCGTCATAAACGTAGTAAACGTATTAGCGAAGATTTGAATTAATTTGATCCATCAAGGTCTTTAATGAAAACATAGAGGGGGCGGCTTCCTTCACTGCTTTTTGTTGCGCATAATCCATCTTTTGTAGTTTATCGGATCCCTCAGGAAGTGTATATTTTACCTCTTCTTCTTTTGGAAGATCCATCTGATTCAATAGTTCACCGCTTTGTGCTTGATCTTGTACTTGTTTGGATTTTGCCACGAGTTGTTGATTCGTTTGAAGGGCGTTTATTAGACGGGGATCGGTCATAAACTTTTTGAGTTGATCCGATACTTGCTGCTGTGTTTTCTTCTGTCGTGACTGAAGAGCCGCCTCGATTTGTTCTGCGAATTGTGGATTATCATTAAAACATTGAGATAAATCTTGACAGGTTTGATTATCAAATCCCTCCAGGTTCGTAAAACTTTCCCCTTTCAGTGCCGATTGTAACTTCGCGTGAGCCTCTTCCAGCTGTGTATTCATCCATGTCAATGCATTCGTATAAGGCGTAGGATCCGTCGGAATCTTAGGAGCAATCACAGGAAACGTGGTAAGATCAATGGTTTCGGGTAACGGATCCGTACTATTCGGAAGAGGTTTTCCTAGTTTTTGTGACAGATTCGCAATGTACGCATTCATTTCTGATCGAGATGGAGTCGTTGGTTTTACAGACATATTGGTGGTTTGACTGGGATCTGTCAATGGCTGTTGAGGTTGATCCGCACTAATCGATGATACAATGGCACGTTGCCAGTTTGTAAGAAATGGATTGTAAATAGTGGTCACAAACTTTTGATAATTGGTTACCAATGTCGGATCAATGGTTGGAATGGGGTTTTGAAATGAGTCCGTTTGATTATGAACCCATATCACCCAAATCAATAAGATGGTACACAGTACCAGGACAAACATCCTCTATACTAACGGAATAATATTGTATCCGGGTAGAATGAGCTGTAAGAAACCCGCATTATTATCGTATTATTCTGATAAGGTTAATATCTATCAGCATTGTGATTTTATCCCATTGGCCGCCATCAAGTCAACTCTTCCTCCTCTCCCTGCTCCGATTATCAATGTTACCACCCATTATGGCCAACCTCTTTCTGTACCCACTCATCGACCCCCCTTTCCATCTTGCGCATCATGTATGTCACACCATTCTTGCTGTGATTCTTGTCTTCATAAAAAATAATATTTTCTATAAATGAACGACCGTCAACCTGAAGTGGTTGCCTTTCGAATCATACGTACAAGAGAGAAACCATCTTATACGAAACAACCCATCTCTGAGTTTCATGTATTTGAAACATATGTATCGCGTTTCGGATTATTAGATATTCACTTGATTATTTTTTATTTTAATACTCAACACTACCACTATCCATATGGTATTCATCCTATCATATTGAAACGTATGAATGATACATTTAATGTGGTATTTTATCAGTACTATACTCCAATCAATACGCTAGTAGGTATTACAATTGATCAGCAGGTATGCGATTATCGCGCATTAGTGTTTTTTTTGGAGAAACAAAACAGCATGTTATTGTCGTACATCAATCCTCCATTTATAACTTAAACGCTTGGCATGACAATACAAGTAAATCATGTCTGAGGAACAACTCATTGAAAACGAAACCAATGTTGTTATCATTCCATCCTACCATACGCCTCTTACTCCTGCGCATCAGCACAATCGTATCATTCTCAATCTCATGATCAAAAACGAAGAACGTATTATTCAACGTTGTTTGTCTCATGCGCT